TGAATATCCGATTTTTTATTTTCTCAATCGTGGCTGGCGCAGTTATAGGATTTGCTGGAGTCAATGTTGTTGACCAACCAATCAAAACTTTTTTGTTGTTATTGGCTTTGTGTATCACGCATCTCCTTACTCAGGAGAGACAAGCATGATTGAGAAGATACGCACATTCTTTGGTCGCATGATTGGTATGTATGGGACAAAGAAAACAGTGATTGTTGAAGGACAGCTTTGGCGATGCACTAAGTGCAAATTGGTGTTTATCACTAAGTCGGCAGGTGACCGACATGATTGCTCGGTGCTGTAATGGAATGCCCTAAATGCCAAGGCGACAAACTAGCCATTGTTGAAACCACACAACACGGCCAACACACGTATCGTAGAAGATACTGTAAACTTTGCTTTTGTAGCTTTAAGACACGTGAAGACGTGTTTGAAGGCGTAATTCCTGTCATTAAAAAAATACTGACAGATCCTGTGCAAAAAGAAATTCAAAAGAACTACAAAACTTCTCAACTACAAACTGTTTGGAAATAACATGAACCAAGAAATATTCGACAAAGTTTTAGAGTTTCGCACCAAGCTTAACTTGCCTGTATCAATGCAACCAAAGTTGCTGGAGCCTGTTGACATTAGCTTCTATGCTAGGTTCCTCATGGAAGAACTGTCAGAGCTGCTAAAAGCACACGAAAAAGGCAGCTTAACAGATGCAGCTGATGCAATTGCCGATCTGGCATACGTGACTATGGGTTGTGCTCATCACATGGGTTTGCCATTGCCACAAATCTTAGACATTGTGCATAGTTGCAACATGAAAAAAGTGCCAGGTGAAACTAATCGTGGCACACAGCAAGATGCTATGAAGCCTGCCGATTGGCGAGGACCAGAGGACATGATTGCCTTGCTTTTACTTGCAAAAAATCGTAAATAAATGTTTACTTTGCAAAAAGCATGGTACAATGCACTTGTTTACTTAGTAAACACACTTAAATTCTTAAATTCTGAAAACAAAGGTAACAAATGAACATCTTCTTTTTGCACCATTCACCACAAATAGCTGCCTTGTATCATTGCGACAAGCATGTTGTAAAGATGATCGTAGAAACAGCGCAATTGTTAGCTACTGCACACCACCAACATGGCAACGGTCATGCAGTTACATACAAACCAACGCATGTTAATCACCCAAGTGCTATATGGGCACGTGAGTCTAGGTTGCACTATGCATACCTTGTAGACTTAGGCAAAAGTTTGTGTAAGCAATTTCGTTTACGCTATGGCAAACAACATAGTTGCTATGGTTTGTTTTTTGGCGAACTTGCTGATGTACCGCCTGCTATGAAAGACATGCCTTGCAAATGGCGTGTTCCACCACAGTGCATGCCAGATGAATGTAAGCACGAAGATGTAGTTGTTGCTTACCGTAATTACTACCGTTGGAAGAAAAACGTTATGACTATGGTGTGGTACCGTAACGAAGGTTCATATTCACCTGAATTTATGTCAGCAGACAGTCATGCTACAGTCTAGCAAATGGCGTATACGCTATCTTAAAATGGCTCGTTTAGTTGCGTCATGGTCAAAAGATCCGTCAACAAAATGCGGTGCAGTAATTGTAAATGCAAACAATGAAATCGTAAGCACTGGCTTTAATGGTTTTCCTCGAGGTATAAGTGACCATGATGATTGGTTGCTGCATCGAAACACAAAGCTAATGATGACCATTCATGCTGAAGTAAACGCTATTTTATTTGCTAAACAACCATTAGACAATTGCACAATTTACACTTGGCCAATGCATGCATGTTCACAATGCGCTGCTATGATTATTCAATCAGGCATAAAGCATCATGTCACAATAGATAACCCAGTTGAACGCTGGAATGATTCACGCAAAATTGCAGAGGTTATGTTTAATGAAGCTAAATTGGACGTACATCTTTACGACCCTCTTAATTTGGAAGAAGAAAATGAAATTGAATGACTTAATAGACAACTATGTCACGGTTAAACAGCTAAGAACTGATTTGGCTGAAAAAGATAGCGAACTATCTAAACAACTTGCTACTTTAGAATCTGACATCATGCACGCGATGAATGAAGCAGGAACAATGAAAGCTGCATCCGAACGTGGCCATTCAGTAACCATGGCAAAAAAAGTTCACCCAACCATCATGGATTGGGATTTGTTTTATGAGTACGTCACCAAGACTAACAGCTTTGACTTACTTCATAAAAGGCTCAGTAGCACTGCTTTCAAAGATCGTTGGGAAGCCGGTGAGACCATCCCCGGGTCTACCACTGCTGAGGTGTGGGGTCTTTCTGTAACTAAATCACGAAAATAGGAGTTTTCAAAATGTCTAAAAACCAATTAGCTTTATTCGAGTCTGAAATGGAAAAGCTGGCAAATGCCGGTATGGTGGCGGAACGTAGTACTGCTGGAACACAGTTTCTTAGCACTAAAGGCGGTGTTCTTACTTACCGAGATAACCCAATTGCAAACAATCAGTTGGAAGTTGTGATTCTTAGTTCGCCTGTAGAACGCTTGTACTACACAGCTAGGTATGACCCAACCAACCCCGCCGGTCCTGTATGCTTCTCACTTGGTGCAACATTGACAGGTCTTAAGGCTAATCACTTGTCGCCTGAAAAGCAAGCCGACACATGTGCAGGTTGCCCTAAAGACCAATGGGGTAGTGCTACAAACGGTGGTAAAGGTAAAGCATGCGCTGAAAAGCGTCGGCTTTTAGTGATGACTGCTGATTCAGCTGTATCAGTTGATGGTGTAAATGGCGGTGAAGTGGCAGCACTTCGCACACCTGTAACTAGTGTTCGCGGCTTTGCTACATACTTGCAGAAGATCGCTAGTACTACACGTCGCCCATTGTCAGCTGTTGTGACAAAAATTAGCTTAGTGCCTGATGCAAAAACACAGTTTAAACTTAACTTTGACTTTGTTCGCACTATTGATGATATGGACGTCATTAAGGCATTGGTTGCTCGTGGTGAGAAAGAACTTGAGGCGGCAATTGCAACTGCAGGTGTTGAAGAAGATGCAGCACCTGAACAAGCATCTGCTGAAAAGTCTGGCAAGTATTAATGTCTGATCCAATCTTCCTCGACTTTGAGACGGAAGCAATCGGCCCACGTCCTCATCATTACCCTCCTGCCCCTGTCGGCTTGGCGGTTCTTGATAGGACTGGGCAGTTTGAGTCTACATATTGGTCATTTGCGCATGACTCAAACAACAATACGGACTTTAATACGGTCCGTGAATTACTCATTAAGATCTTCGAATCAGGCCGTCATATGTGTTTCCACAATGCAATGTTCGACTTGTCGGTGATCTATGAAAAGTTTGACATACCATTGCCACCTGCCGAACATTTACATGACACACTTGTACTTGCTTTCCTGTTTGACCCTTATGTTCGTAGTTTGTCACTAAAAGAGCTATGCAAAGAATGGTTAGGCATTAAGCCGGAGGAACGTGATGAGCTATTCATTTGGCTTGAAATGCATATACCTGAAGTCAGAAAGAAACCTAAGACTGCAGGTGCTTATATTGCACGTGGACCGGCTAATCTTGTGGGAAAGTACGCTTGTGCTGACGTTAGACTAACGGCTGAACTGTTTGACTTTACTGAAGAAGTACGCAGGACAATGCCAGTTGCCTACCTTCGTGAAATACAGCTTATGCCAGTGCTTCTTGAGAACAGTAAGCTTGGAATACGTGTTGACACGGAAGGCATGAAGGCTTGTTTGGAAAAAGCTAAGTCTGACATTGAAATGTGTGAAGTGTGGTTGTACAAATACTTCAACACTGAAGACATTAACTTTAATTCTGGTGTGCAATTAGTAAACGTTGTAATGTCTAAAGGCGTTTATGACAAGACAAAGAAGTGGCCAACCAGCGACAAAGGTACGCCACTGTCCGACAAAGAAACACTAAAAGACATGCTGACCGATGATGAACTATCATCAGTATTACGGCATCGAGATGTGTTGACAAAGCTAACAGGTACGTACCTTGAACCGTGGTTAGAACAATCAGCCACGACAGGCAGGATCTTTACTGAATGGAACACGGTAAGAGGCGAGATTGGTGGTACAAGAACCGGTCGGCTATCGGCAAAGCCTACACTTCAGACCATGCCTACACGTGGGCCAAAGACCTCACTGCCTACAGAGTTACAAGGTCTCATAATACCTAAAGTCAGACAGTTCATACTACCTGATGAAGGGCATATGATGGCAGCTGCTGACTTTCAAGCACAAGAGCTACGACTGTTTGCACACTTCGAGGACGGTAAGCTGGCTGAACAGTACAGGCAAGACCCCAATGCAGACCTTCATGCTTTTGCAGCCAACTTAATGAGTGAAAAGTCTGGCAAGACAGTCATCAGGGACTATGCTAAAACAATGTCCTTTGGCATCTTGTACGGTGCAGGCCCTAAGAAGATATGTGAAATGTTAGGCATACCTTATTCAGAAGCCCGTCAGTTGATAGATCTTTATAAGTCTGAGGTAGCCCCTGGGTTGGACAAAGTGAACAACGATTTGATGTCCAGATACAAGATCCGAGCCCCGTTCTCGACCATTGGTGGCAGGCTGGTTAAAGGTGAACCGCCTAAGATCATCAACGGTAAGCTTATGAACTTTGGCTTTAAGTCATTAAACACGCTGATTCAAGGCAGTGGTGCAGACATGACAAAACAGGCAATGATCGACTATTGGCGGGTTGCCAAAGATAGCCGATTGCTGTTATCCTTGCATGATGAATTGATTATCTCAGCCAGGGTTGATGTTGTACAACGTGAAGCCGACAAACTAGCCACTTGCATGATTAACTCATTTAAGCTTGATGTGCCACTGATTGCCGATGCCAAGATCGGTGCTAATTTTGCTGAGGTTAAATGATGGCTTATTCCTATTCTGCAGTCAAGCAATACGAGCAGTGCCCTGCTCAGTACAAGTTCAATCGTATAGACAGACTTCCTCAACCTACCGGTGCTGCTGCTAGTAGAGGCACAATGATCCATTCAGAGATTGAAAACATTCTGAACGGTGGTCTTACTATCATTTCAGATGAAGTCCAACACTTGTTGCCTAAGATTGCGACTTGGATCGGACTAAAGGCACAGTCTGAAATGAAGTTTGCGGTTGACAAAGACTGGAAAGCTGTGGAATATGACGATCCAATAGCATGGTTTCGCGGCGTAATTGACTTGTACATGGAACAAGACAATGAAGCTACGGTTCTAGACTTTAAGACAGGCAAAGACAGAGATTACACTGACCAAGTGGCTGTGTATGCAGCTGTTATCTTAGCAACTAAACCACACATAGATGCTGTTAACATTGGCATTGAATTTGTTGACCTTAAAAAGTACAGGTCATACAACACAATTATTCGTGGCCATCTTGCTGATCTGCAAACAAGCCTAGTAACACGGATCAAACAGCTTCAGTCAGACAGCATCTATGCTGCTAATCCGTCAGGCTTGTGTAAGTTTTGTCATTACCGTAAAGACAATGGCGGTCCTTGCAAATGGTAATAAGGGTCGTTCTTGAACGTGATCTTGAAAGGTATTTCACAGCCCAGTGCAAAAAGCATGGTTTGTTAACACTTAAACTTCATGTTCGGTTTGCAAGAGGCTGGCCTGATCGCATTGTGGCAATAGAAAATGGTGAAGTGATATGGGTAGAACTAAAACGACCAGGCGGTAAATTGTCAGCACTACAGGCTAAGCTTCATGCCGACTTAGGCAAGATTGGGCACAAGGTTTATGTTCTAGATTCAAAAGAAGGGATTGATCGTGTTCTGGGAACCTCATGAGTACCAAAAGAAAGCTGTAAAGTTTTTAGTGGAGAACGGATCAGGCCAGCTATGGCTAGACCCAGGGCTTGGCAAGACCAGTATTACTTTGCAAGCAATTAAAGTGCTGAAGGCGGCTAAAGCAGTTACAAAAGTTCTAGTACTTGCGCCACTTAGACCTGCCTATGCTGTTTGGCCAGTAGAGATTAACAAGTGGGATAACTTTGCCGACTTGTCTGTATCTGTATTGCATGGCCCTAACAAAGACAAAATGTTGTTTGACAAGGCTGACATTCATGTCATAAACTTCGAAGGCTTGCAATGGCTGTCAAAAATACTAAACGGCAAAAAGTTTCCGTATGACATGCTGGTTGTAGACGAGATCAGCTATCTTAAGAACACACGAACCGAACGATTCAAGTCACTTTCACCGTTTCTTGATAAGTTTAAGCGTAGGTTTGGGTTAACTGGTTCACCTGCATCTAACGGCTTGCTCGACATCTTTGGGCCACAGCTTGTGATTGACCGAGGTGCAACATTTGGCAGGTTCATCACGCATTTTCGTACAAACTACTTCTACCAAACTGGCTACGGTGGTTACACATGGACGTTAAAGCCTGAGTCAGAGGACAAGATCCATGGGTTGTTGGCTGACAAAGTCCTTCGTATGAAAGCAGAAGACTATCTAGACCTACCAGAATTGATGCTTAATCGTGTCTATGTGGAACTACCTAAAGCGGCTAGGAAGCTTTACAAGGAACTAGAAGATAAGTTGCTTATTGAGTTTGACAGTGATCAAGTTACTGCTTCTACAGCTGCTGTTGCAGTAGGTAAGTGCCAACAGTTGGCAAATGGTGCAATTTACATGGACGGTCTGGAACGTGAAATTAAGAATGTCCATGATGAAAAGCTAAATGCTGTTGAAGAGCTGGTTGAAGGTTTGAACGGCAAGCCTTGCTTAATTGGCTATCATTTCAGGCATGATTTATTGCGGCTACAAAAGCTATTCCCTAATGCCCCGTTCATCGGCTCAGGCGTTAAAGACAAAGACCTGACTGGCATTATTGACCGATGGAACAACGGCGACTATCCTGTATTGCTGGCACACCCACAATCGGCAGGCCACGGCTTGAACTTGCAAGGAACAGGGCATGCGGTCATTTGGTTTAGCAATACATGGTCATTGGAAATCTATGATCAGTTTATCCGTCGTGTTTGGCGTCAAGGCCAAAGGAATAACATTGTGGTTCATCAGATCATTGCCAAAGACACTATTGATGAAGCCATTGTGACTGCCATTAGTAGCAAAGATAAAACCCAACAAGCCCTTATGAATGCCGTGAGGGACTATGCAAAAAAGATCAGAGAAACGGAGGTAGTTTAGCGAAAAAAGTGTTTACTTTTCTAAAGCATGGTACAATGCAAATGTTTACTAAGTAAACAAACAAAAATTCTTAACTGTAAGGAACTAAATGGAAACAATCACAAAGCATCCGTATGTCTACATTGCAGGCCCGTTCTTTAACCCAGAACAAATTGCCATTGTAGAAGAAATTAAAAGCATCTTAGAGAGGCAAAGCTTCAAGTACTTTAGCCCCAAGGATGAATGCCTGTATGAGCCAAGCAAAACAACGCCAGAACAAGTGCTTGACATTAACTTGGTAGCACTAAACAAAACTGACTTAACCATTTGCATCACGGATGGTAAAGACCCCGGCACAATGTTTGAAGCAGGCTGGTGTTATGCAAAACTCATTCCTATCATTTATGTCTGGCTTGGTGGACAGCCTGGTCAGAAATTTAACTTGGTGTTGGCAGCATCAGGTTCAGTTGTGCGCTCATACCCAGAGCTGGTTAGGGCTTTAGATGAGATAAAGATAGAAGAGGTCTTCGTTCGCCGTAACTGGTCTGAAGAAAACATCAGCTATGAATAAAGGCGACTTTTCATTCTTTATGCAAAGCTACACGCTTGAACACACCAAGCGTTACAGCATGAAGCCTGTGGTTCACCAAGAAAGCGTTGCAACACATAGTTTCTTCGTAGCTCTTGGCGTTCTCATGCTATCAAAAACGTACAAGTTTGATGTTGACAAAGCAGTCAAGATTGCCATATGCCATGACTTGGCTGAAATGGAAATATCTGATGTAAACCACTTGGTCAAGAAGAACTTTCCAATAGTTGCTGATGCGCTTAAGAAAGCTGAACATGAAATTGTGAAAGGCTTTCCAGAACAAGTTAGAGACTATTGTGGCCTATACCACGGTGATACGACTGAAGCATTGGTCGTCCATTATGCCGATGCACTTCAGTGCCTTCAGTATTCGGCTAACGAGATAGGCTTAGGCAATGGCGGCTACATGGTAGACGTCCACGAAAATAGCGCAAAACGGTTAGCTAAACTTGAGGAAAAACTTCAACCTTACGAGGTGCTGCCATGAAAACGACAGATCAAGTCTTAGAACAGAGAGGCGAGGTTTACGGTGATTTTTTTGAAGGTGTTTCATTAGAGGCAGTTATCCTTGAAAATATAAAGGACAGGTATCGCAAGCAACACAATGTAGAAATGGATCCTGTCCATGTTATTTATCTCTCTAAGATCGCCATGAAACTTTCTCGCTTGGCTGTATCGCCATCCCATGTGGATAGCTGGACAGACATTGCAGGATATGCAAGACTAGTAGAACTACAACTCATGAAAGAAAACACAAATGTCTAAAGTCAATAAAGCACAAATGCCGCATCTACAAAAGATGCACACAACACTTAAATTCGGTAAGAAACCTGGCCCTATCGAATTTGTTAACCAGCTGGAAAACATAGACGTTCAGATCGTCCATGCGCCTACGGTTGACCAGTTTCGTAAAACAATTTCAGTGTTCTTAATGAACACATGGAATGACAAGATCCAATGGGATTTTCCAAAGGCAGACATTGACCAAACAATTGATGAACTGTTCCGCTATGAGCTGTTACCTACCGCTATGGAAACAATCAACATCACATGGTCGGTCAACGGCATGGACATGATTGATACAACACATCTGATACGTCATCGGCTATTTAGTTTTGCAGCACAGGTTCACGGTGATCGCGATATGCGTGATGATCGTGTAATGGTTAAACCCGGCATCATGGCAAACAAGGACTTCTATGAACGTTATAAGCAAATTACGACGATGGCTCGTGACCTGTATGTGGACATGCTTGATAGCGGTTTGGTCCATGGGCTTGACACTAGAACTATTATGCCGCGAAATTTTGAGCACTTTTACATGGTACGTTGCACAATTAAAGACCTCATTGGTTACTGCATTATGCGCGGTGATGAACAAATTCAAACGACGGTAGACAACATCATAGCTATGAAGCTATGGCTAGAAGTTCTAAAGGTGTATCCATTCCTACAAGGGCTGGTGGACTTCCGTAAACCTGATGTTTTCTACCAACGGCAATCTGCCAAAGGCAAGACAAACATCTTTCCGCCTAATACTAAGAATGACAACTTTGACTGGTGTGAAGAACAGTTCTACCACACGCAAGGGCGTGATGAATATGCAGGCAGTGACACCTACCTGAAAATTCGTGAAGACTTGCTTAACCAAATTGATGCAATCACCAAGACACACCACGTATGAACAACTGGTTTGAAATTCAGAGTTCTCTAGCAAAAATGACGCTAACAAAGCGTAAGCAAATCTTTAAGCACTTTGTCACCGACCATCCAAATTGGAAAAGTCACACAGTGAAAGCATTAAGTCAGGTTGTCGTCTACCTTGATCGTCAAGTTGATGTATGCAATGAATTTGAGCTAAAGAAGCAAGCACTCAATAGAAGTGTCAGGCACTATCGTTACTTCGTCACTAAATTCAAATACTGCAAAAAGGTTAAACATGAAAACAAAAATTCGTTGGACAAGCGCTGAAGAAGAACTTGTTCTTACTGAAGCTCTTCGCTTAATGCACTTCAATTGGTACACTGCTTATGAGGCTCTAAAGAAAGCACAATTAGTTATTCCATCACATCGGCATCGTGCATTTGGTTCACATTCATCATGCACTAACTTAACTGAAAAGCTAAGGAACAGATTTGCCAACGATCTTAAGCCTGCGGCACCAACTGAGCCAACTCCTATGGTAGAGCCTTCATCGGCTCCGACAGAAGTCAGTTTGGACGGCCTAGTTGAAGCAATTGTTGAACGAATTGCAGGTATAGTGAAGGCACGAGTTAGATCGGCTGTTAAAACGTTGGAACATGAGTTCAGACTTGAAAAGCACGACCCAACTTACGACGCCACAAACACGCCTAAGCCTAGGATTGTCATTGTTGGTTTGCTAAACGATCAAGTGCATAAAATCAGTCAAGAGTTTAAAGACATTTACAGCATTAAGTGCATTGATACTGATCGAGCTATGGGTATGAATCCTCCTGATGCTGATGCATACTTACTTATGAAGAACTTCATCAACCATCCGCTGTATCACAAGTATCAGCGGTTTTCTAATCATGTTCTAATTGACGGCGGTATGTCGACTTTAAGAATGTGGCTTAACACTAAAGGAAAAGAACTATGATCATTACATCAACCGACTTTCATGTCAAGCAAGCATTTGATGACTGGATTAAGCTGTTGGAACACACGTCAAGCAGAGATTTGCTTAAAGACCCGTATAACATCTGGGTTGAAGCGTTCTCAGTAGGCGAGATTCTGATGCGTGAACGGTTACGTCGAGCAATTGACACTAAGATTACAGAAGCATCAACTGAAGAGCACGATGGTGTAACAACTTTAACAGTTGAAGAAGTTAAACAACTTCAGAATTCAATGATTCGAAATGTTAAGGCTGCAATTGAGCATGCTTAGTTGCCCATTGGGTCTGTCTGTGTCGGCACACCTGCATTGTCACCCTTGTATGCCTGATAAGCTTGGTATGCAAGTGGTGGCACTGCCATAGCAGTTCCGATCGCTTTTGCAACAGGGTGCGGTGCCATGGCAAGTAAGCCGCCTGCACCACTGAGACCTGCCATTACGCCATCCAACGTGTTTCCTGCACGAATTTGGCGGTAAGCATGAACAAGCTCGGCACCTGATAATCCACCCATAAGAGTGTTAAACCCTGGGATCTTGGATAAGAAGCTTCTGGCTTTTTCCAGTTCTTGCAGCGCTGCTTTCTTACCTGCTGTAGTGCTTGAAGCCTTTGAAACATCAGAAGAAAGACTTGACTCAGTTCGTGAAGGCTTGCCTGCTGATTCTTGCTTCATTTTTGCTTCAGCAGCTTGTTTAACTGCAGCTGCATGATTATCTTTAGCGGTTTTCAGTCTGTTTTCTGCTTCTATTTGTGCAGCTGATTTTACAGGCGCATTGGCTAGTTCATTCGGCACGATCAAGCGGCTTGACTGTGTATAACCGGTTAGAGGAACACGTTCGGATGTCGGCAGACCTTGCTTGTAACCCGCAATGCCTTTCCTGACTTGGTTGGCTTCTCTAACTTCACCCATCTTTTCAGAGTGTTTTAGCGCGCCTTGTGTTAGTGAACCTTCAACATCAGATGCGCCTTTCACAACATTATCTGCAGATGGAAGAGGTTGAGGTGCGTCAGGCAAAGCATTAAGTTGTCTTGCCGCGTCTTCAGCTGCATTCAGCTCTTGTCTTGCCATGTTCACGCCGGCATCTGCATCTTGTATTGCAAATCTGGCATTGTCTACTGCATCAAGACGATCGCCTTGCATACGTGTAAGGTCGCCTCGTAGTTGTCCTTCAGAAGCTCTAGAGCCTGCATAATCTGCTCTAGCAGATGTAAGTCTGGGGTTTTCATACTTAGGCGCAAACAAGCCGACTGCTGTGCCTGCTGCGCCACCTACAACTTCAGGCATATTGTCACGAGGAGGCGCCGGAGGCGAGCCCTTGCTTGCATCAGCGGACGGACCGATCGGGTTTGCAAAAATAGGATCAATGTCTGCTAATGCATTGCCTGATTGTTCTTCGCTAGCAGGCGCTGTTTGACCTGGAGGTACAGCAAACAAAGGGTCTATCTTAGAAAGATCGTCGTCCATGTATCACCTATTTAGGGTTGAATTGATTAAACAACTGCATGCGGTAGTTGGCATAGTCATTGTTGATCTTCTCGTAAATGCTGCCTGGTCTGAAGAACGAACCAGGCGAACTAGTTGGGCCTATTTGTTGACTATATTTTTGTAAGCCACCGTACAAAGCTTCACGCTGTTTGTTCAGCAACAGTTGGTTTCGTGCCCATAACTGCATTGCCTTGGATGAATCATCGATATTTGCCATAGGCGCTTGCAACAAACGAGCATCATTGTCTGTTGGGTTAACACCTAGCAGTCCACGCTGTGTTTTCAAGTTGTTCAAGAATTCAGAACCAAGAATTCGACCAACATCTCTAGCCGCTTGCTGCTCGTTCGGATTAAGCTTTACTTTTTGTAAGAAGTCACGAACATTTAAGCCGACACGTGCATTAAACTGACCTGCTTGTAATGTAATACCGTCTTGTGCCGCTTGTTGCAAAGCTGCAATCGTTCCTTGCTGTTGCATTAATGCAAAAATATTGGGGAACTTAGTTGCATAGTAGTCCAACTGTCGAAGATTAGTGTTTGACCCTTGTAGCGTTTGTGGCGTGTACGAAAAGATCTCGTCACGTTTGGTTTGCCATACTTTGTCACCTTCTTCCAGTCTCTTCTTCTTAACTTCAGCTTGTGTAGCCAAAGGCAACCCAGACAAATCGTCAATTGCATTAACAACGCCGGCAACATCAGGCGGGGCACCAAGCTGTGAATTCTTGCCGTACAAAGCACTTTTGCTTGGTGCTATGGTAGGCTGTTGGTCTAAGGGCAGTTTTGCAGGTGGCGTCATGCTTAACTTTGGAGGTGCCGCTGGTACTGCTGCTGGTGGTGCTGCTGCAGGAGGTGGTGTAATAGGCATCGGCTTTGGCGATGGTCCAGGCATCCCTAGAGCACTAGGAACTGCAGATGGCATCCCCGAAGGATCCCCAAAAGTACCTGGGTTATTTGACGCAACAGGTAGCGCAGCAGGTGGTGGTTCAACAGGTGGCGCAACAGGCGGTGGCATTGCACCAATAGCAGGTGGCGCAACAGGTGGTGGCATTGCACCAATAGCAGGTGGTGGCATTGCACCTGCAGAAGATGCAGGCTTGTTAGTGTAAATTAGTCCTACAATGTCTTGACCATACTTAGCAACCAGTTCCGCTATGCTTATGCCTGACTTAAGGTCTTCACGAGCATTTCCAATTTTGTTCTGTATCTTTGTCTCGTCAAATTTTCGCTGATCAAGATTTAAATTTGCATTCTTGTTTGACATATCAGCAATGTTCTTCACAACTTCACCAACCTTAGGCGATAAAGTTGCAATTTGTGCGTACACTGCCGGCGGAATATTTGCAACAGCTTGAGGTGAAAGTGATCCGTCAGATAGTTGCTGAGCCACTACTTGTGGAGGAACGCCAATTGCTTGAGATAGCAGTTGTATTGCTTTGCTTTGGCTCTCAATCTCGTATTTTTGTCCTGCAATTTGTGCACGAGCTTGTGCAATAGGTATTTGTTGATCAAGCTGTCGTTGTTGCTGTTCACCCATCACATTGGCAACATTACCAAGTGATTCACCAAGACTGCCTGTCTTTCCAGGGTTTAACAATGCACCTGCAACTTGCCACCAGTTTGTGCCTTGATTGGCTCGTGCTTCAAGCGCAGACAGTGTTTTCTGAAGCGCTGCAAAGTATTCTTGTTTTGCTCTGTCTTCACCTGCGCCTAACATGGCAGGCGCAGGCGGAACTACTGTTGTAGGTAATGCCATTTTTATCTCCGATTAGTTGTCATAGATTGGCGTGCCATCTGGTGTGAATTCATTGCCAAGTTCGTCAAAGTAGTTGTCGTATACATCGCCTTGGCCTGAATTGTCATAAATAGGAGTGCCACCGGATGTATACTCATTGCCAAGTTCATCAAAGTAGTTGCCACCGCCGAAGCTATTACCAGGGTTTGAACCGCCTGTTGTTGAACCACCACTAACTTGGCCTGTATTAAGTCCTACTGTTTTTCCAGGGGTGCCTAACCAACCGCTAATCTTGTCACCAATGTACTTGCCAAAGTTTGTACCACTAGCGCCTGCAACCACTGCGCCTAGCCCTGCAATTTGTTGTAACGGTGACGATGCATATGCGCCAGGGAGTGGCCCTTTGTAGTCTGAAGTTACGTTGGTTGGAATGCTATAGCCACGAAGTGCTTGTGCGCCTTGGTTTAACGTTTGCAGTGGAAAAAGCTCTTCATTCTGCTTAATTGTTTGCTGTTGTCCGCCCATGGTAGCCAACGCATTAATGTCTGCCAAGTCCATCCCTTGACCTTGTTGTGCCAGTGCACCCATTTGAGAGCCTGCAGCCAGCCTGTTTTGCTGATCTGCTTGTGCCGCTTGAAGAGATTGTGTGTAGCCTGTTTGTAATGCTTGCGCTTGTGTTGCATTAAGATTCTGAAGTCCTGTATTAATCGCACTACCTAGCGCTTCAGCACCTCGTTTTGAACCAAACTGACCAGAGCCTACAGCAGCTGACGTGGCTTGTGGTGCCAAGAACTGTTGAATGTTACGTTGACCAAGCTGTCCTAATGCATCTACGACTTGTGTCGTATATGGGTTCATAAACTCGCCGGCTCGTTTGGCAACATCTGTAGTGCCAACTTGATTTGTCATATCAATGCCGGACTGTAGAGTCGGCTGACGTGTTCCAGGCAGTGCACCTGCTGCAGTAAATGCTTGGTTTTGGAGTGGTTGTGCGCCTACATACTGAGCAGCACCAGGTCCTGTCGTTTGTGTGCTAACGTTCTTTGACAGATCACTAAGATAGTCAGTATACCAACTCGGAGCTGTTGTCGTCTGAGTTTGTTTGGTGTTTACATCTGGTAACGGTGAACCTTGCGTTAATGACATGATTAAGCTTCCTTCAAATATTCAAGTGGTGACTTTGCCTTAGGCGGAATCTTTCCAATGGGCGCCGATCGCTTATGCTTACGAATTGCTTTACGCATTTTGTCAAGGACTTCTGCGCCTGCTTCATTTGAACCGTTGCCTAATGCAGCAACTACATCTGCATCGAACACATATTCACCATCCGCCAACATTGCTGGAATGTCGTCTGACTGCCCATCGCCTTTGCCTCGGACATAGTACCCTGTTTCACCTGTAATGAATTCAGGCACATGCTGTGAAACAGGACCGCCCTTCTTATAGCCGATCATACCTAGACCTTGCTGAGTTAGACTACCTGAAGGGTTAAATGACTGAAAGCCTGTTGGGTCGGTTGACACAGAACCAATATTTCGTAATGGCGAATTGGAACTAGGCCCGCCTGAAATGCTGGTATTCATTAAAGGCGTTGACATGTTTGAGCCACCATACGTGTAATATGACGACTTAGATGGGCCACCACCTGACAGCATGCTTAAAATGTCAGGTCGAACATTTGCCAACTGTGGGTAAAGCTGTGTAAGCTGTTGTAGGCCTGATTGTGCTTCAATAAGCGGTGCAGCTGCTAGCATGTTAGCTTGCGGCGCAACAGGTAAGGCAGCAGCCACTGAAGTTGTGCCACCTGCAATTTTTGAACCTGGGTCAGACGATTCTGATGGCACAACTGGAACGCTAGGCGTAGGCGACATTGTAGTAGACGGTTTAAGCGCACTTGACGAACCAGTAGATGTTTTAATCGGAACAGATATGCCTGTCTTAGTAGAGCCACTCGAACTATCGTTCGTGTATCTCTCAGCTGCTCTTTCATAATCTTCAAATGTAATATCGCCTTCTTCTTCACTGTCAATAAAATCTTGCTCAGTCATGAAGCCTTTTTCGTTTACAGACAAAGGCGGCTTAGTTGTTTGTGTAGGTTCGGTGTATTTTTCACCTGCTCTTTCATAATCTTCAAAAGTAATGTCGCCTTCTTCTTCACTATTAATGAAGTCTTCTTCCGACATGCCAGGCCCAAAAGCTTGGTTTTCACTTTTAATAGTCACACCAAGCCCGTTGTAAAGATCTTCATCACCTTCGTCAGCACGATCAAGTTCAGGGCTATTGGTTAGCGGTGATTTGTAGTAACCGGATGAATCGTCATTTACAGGTGTGTAGTAACCGGATGAATCGTTATTTACAGGTGTGTAGTAACCGGATGAATCGTTATTTACAGGTGTGTAGTAACCGGATGAATCACTGTTTGTAGGGTCATTGTCTACTTGCAACGGCGTCCGCGGTGTAACACGATCAGCTATCGTAGGCAATGTTCCAGAAGTTGCAGCCGTGTCTTGTTGTGCAAGCTCATTGTAAAGATCTTCATCACCTTCGTCAGCACGATCAAGTTCAGGGCTACTGGTTAGCGGCGACTCAGCTTCTTCAATGTCAGGGTTTTGCGCATCTTCAAGTAAAACACTTCCAAACCCAACAGGTGGTTTTGAGTCTGCCAACCAGTCACGCATTTTGGCAAGATCTTCTTCTTGTGTTTTGTCTTTTGTAAACCAAGCATTCTGAGCCATGTCGTAGAACGTGCCTTTTACAGGGTCAACGTTTGCGTCATACTCTTCATTGTATGCAGGTGTTCCTTCACTTGAGTCAACTAAACGATACCCAGGCGGAGGTTCAACATTTTTACTTCTAGGGTCGTCACCAAAGATCGGCGTGCCTGAAATTTGTACGTTCATTTCAGGCATGAACTTGTCATCCGCCGACACTACTTGAATGCCTTTGTCAACAGGTAAAGCGCCTTGTGTTTTTTCGTTATCTAATAACTCGTTAACTGAATCAGATGACAGCTCTGTTAGTTCATCTTGTGAGCCTTGTACTTTAGTGGCATAATCATTCATCAAATCGATGTTTGTTGCTGCCTCGTTTCGTAGCCGATCTAGTTCCTCATTGTACGCATCACCTGCGGCTTTAATTAGTGAGCTGCGGTCGTCGACGATGCCACTATCTTTTTTATACGCATCTATCTTACCTTGGTACTCTTTTTCAAGTTTGTCAACGTCTGTTTTTAAATCGCGCAATTCGAAATATTGTTTTGCCAGCAAGGGGTTTGTCGAATTCTGCTTTAACCGCTCAGCATCATCTTTATATTCAGTGCTTATCTCATTAAGCTTGTTAGTAGCCGAAGTGTATATTTTCTCCTCGGTCTCATACCGATCTGAAATCTCGTTTATTTTGTTCGCCGCAGCGTTTCTTGCGTCTGCACCCCATGCAGGATTGTCATATATAGCTCGCTGTGCTTTATACTCATACAGCATAGCGTCTAGTTTTTTGTACGATTCGTTAGCTGTCTCTTGTAATTTAGGTGCTTCAGCTACGCCTTTGTTGTATGCCTCTTGCTCAGCTCTAAGAGAAGACACAAGAGCGTCATGCTCTGAGTAAAGTTTTTGGTACTGGCCTGCTTTAGCAAGCATCTCATTCTCAGTTTTGCCTAACCCAGGGATCCTGTCAGCGATATTCTTATTGTATTCATTGTAAGCTTTATAAGCATCATTTTGTTTTTGTGATAACTCATCAATTTTAGACAAATTGTCTTTTGAGAGATCATAGTATTTTTTAGCATTCGACGTGTACATCTGCAGATTTTGAGATGCGGTGCTTGTTAGCATTTTCGCCGAAGTGCCAACTAAATTGCCTTGAATAGCAGTACTTACGTCTTTGCCTTGTAGTGATGCAGTTATTCCTGCATTTACAGCGTTAACCGCTAGAGCTACAGATGCACCATTTTTAGGGTCTGCAAACGCTGCTGCTAAAGTTGGGTTACCTTGTACTGCTCTAGCCAGAATATCAGCGCTGGCTATACCTGCAGACAACATTGCTGCGTTCACGTCTCTTCCAGTAACAGATGCTGACACACCAGCTGCTAGTGTAGACTGAACAGACTTAGGCAGTGAAGCAAACGTTGAATTTTTACTTAAAATAGCTGGGATATTAGTAGCTAGACCGCTTAAAGCAGCTTGTTTTACATCGCCACCTGTAATGATGGCAGCCGCCATACTACCAGACATAGAACCCAGCGATGTTGCAAGCACCTTGCTCATGTTAAACGTAGAAGGATCCATTAATCGTGAAGTAACAGTACGAGTAACTTCCCCACCGAGTACAGGAATTAAAGCAGACGTAAACCCTGCCTTGGTGTTGCCGCCATTTAGCGCAGTATTTAGAATAGTATTACCTGCTACTTGACCAATTGCTCCTGAACCTAACCCTATATACTCTCCGATCATTGAACCCGCACCAGGGGCGTAAATTGAGATAGCCACAGCGGCTAGAAGTTTTGGGTCACGTACTATGGTATCTACGGTCTTATTTATAGGCTGTAAAATTTCGTCATCGACTTTGGATAACGCGTTTGAGGCTTTGCTGTATACTTTCTTTACGTACCCCATTACAAAACCACCTTTGCAAGAAACTTATACTCTTTTCCTTCAGTGATCTTTACTTTATCCGAAGTCTGCATAATTAAAGAGTTAATTTTTTCGTTGTCATAAGGCGTCTGAGCTTTTGTATACCCCAGTTTTCTTAAAAGTTCGTAAAAAGTCTTTACGTTCTGCACTAGATTTTCTGGGGTGTCTGCATTAAAGCAGTGAAAATCTGCCGTAGTTCCTCGCTCAGTTCTAAACATTATCAGCGTGTTACCTTGCTGTACTAGGTGACCGCCTATTTCAGCATAAGAGTTTATCGCTCTTCTTAAGTCTTTTATATCGCCTCCTTGCGGATTGCGCTTTACATCGACAGCTAAGATTTCTTCTGGTGTCATGTTATGCTATGTCTTGGTTAACGGTATTCACTAGCTGTTGCGCCCACTCTTGCCATGAGGCAAAAGCCGACGGACCTGGAATAGCTTCATTTGAAAACACATCAATTGACTTTAATCCTTCAGCCCAGCTTTTCCAGTCAGTCTCTAAACTATGCATCTGAAGCTGTTGACCTGCATATGCTTCACACATAAGACATGTCCATGACTCCCATGTGTGATGCCGAGGATCGTAAACAACTGCAAGTGCCATTAGTAACCTCTCACATCGCCTATGTCAACGGACAGCAAAACTCTGCCTAGTTGATAGTTACCGCCTTGTTCATTACTACTAAACCGAAGACGAATCTCACGTCTTTGCTCACGCATATCTATCTTGTGAGTGTCCGGTTCAAAGTAGTAAGGATCCGAAATAACATCATCAGCTTGTGCATAAGGTCTACCAGTGACTTGTACTGACATTGTCCCTGACTGCACAAAATCAGGTTCAACTCTCTCAACACGTACCCAATTGTTGTCGCCGACCAGTGAAGGCTGAGCAGGACCACCTTGGACCCAACCTAGATCAGATGTTTCAAAGAAACTATTAATCGCATTTGATGAAGGGCCATTCACTTCATCAGTACCGATTTCATGCTGCCAAAGTGTAACTTTTCCTGCGATCGTGCTAAACGTACCTACAACAGTTGCAGATGCTGTTGCTGCATTGCTTAATGTCACATTCCAATAGCCAGGCGTAGCGCTTGGTGCAATTGCATTAATAACTGAATTCGCCGGTATACCTGTTGCCGTCACTAACTGGCCTAATGCAATTAAGTTTGTATTAGGGTTTAAAAGCGTAGGCAAAGGCACAAGAATTACTGCGGTTGTTTGCGTAATAATGTCTGCACTGAAAAGCGTTACTGATGTAGAAAGATCAGTGCCTGCATTAATCGGAAAACTGAACACTTGTGAAAAGTATCCTGCCGATCTATTAGCGCCTAAAGCTTGACCTGCATCGTACCAGACTTCTTCTCGAACGTTGTAGATCACGCAATCATTGCACTCTACGGAATCGCCTGACGGAAAGAACCACCAGATCTCGCCAAACCGCGGCACTTTTGTTGCCCATACTTTTTGTCGTTGGGCATAGTTTAAGTTGTCAAAAAAGTAGTTCTGGTTGTAGTTGTTTTTAATTTCTTTCACAACACCGTTGTACAACAAGAATCTGTCAACACCAACCCAGTAATACACACCATCATACTCAATCACTGATGACGACGACAAAATAGATGATTGGCTACTAATAACGTCATAGCGCCAATACAATGTGCTTGCACCAATTGTTGTAGGCGCATAAGAAACACGAATAAGAGAATCAAGAGACCAAAACAAACCTGACGGCGAGTTTGAGCCGCCTCGAACAGGCAAACCTTTAACAATCTTTGTAGATGATGCGTTAGTTTCGTTGGAATCGGCACTAACCCAATCAGTTACATCGCCTGCTGCACAGTTCTTAATTAACCCGTTGGTGCCATACACAAACACATATGGGTGCAATACAACTACGCCTCCAGATACAGTAATCTGATTGTCAAACGTGATTGTTGCAGTGTTCGCGTTTGTTGTATTAGGCGAAATTGAGATGGTTGTTGAAGATACGTTTGTCACAACAGTGTTGGACGCAATTCCGTCGCCACTTACTACTTGACCAATTCCGATTCGTGTATCGGCAGACGGAATAGTGAATGTTGGTGAGCCACTTGATTTAGTGCACCCTGTAATCGAGAACACGCCAATCGAAGACATTGTTGTGCTGCTAATGTTACCTTGCAACACAGGCGTATTCACAATTGCATTAATTTCTGCTAAGTTTTGTCCTGGGTGTGCCAGTAATAACTGATTGCCTGATCCAGTTGCATCGAATAGCGAATCAAACTGCCACAGATTAAGAACGCTTGAAGTAAAGTTAGACAAAGTAAACTGGTTAACGCCTGCACCAATACCTGTATTGTCAATTGCTAAAACTTCTAAAGCACTTGAAGTGCCGTTAAAGATTTGATTAATACCGTTTGTTGTATTTACATAGATGCCACGAGAATAGCCTGTTGCCAAGTTAGTCAACGATCGATAGCCACCTATCTTGCGAGGTCTACCACGCTGAAATCGAACCCACTCAGCATCAACATAAAAATTCATGTCAAACACGGTGCCATCTCGCTGAACGCCAGGCAGCGTATCAATAGAGAAAACTTTAATGGTCATTAGAATGCGCCTCCAGAGACGCCGCCTGTAAAAGTCCCCGTGCCTGCAATTGTTAAGCCTGAAGCGCTTACTGTAGAGACCAAAACACCAAGAACTGCCGTATTAAACTGTCCTGCAGCTGCTCGATAAAGACCGGTGTTTGCTTCAGATGCAAACGACAATGATGGTGCAGACACGAGACCGTCTTGCAATGAAATCGTACTTGAACCGGCAAGAATCGTGTTGGCATTAAACAAGTTAACTGAATCACAAACCAGCGTTGCTTGCGTAGCTGTTGTAAGTACAGCTGTTGTACCACCACCACCTGTAGTAATAGTGACTGTGTAAGCGCCTGTTGTGGCATTCACAATGTAGTACACTTGAACCGTTGCAGGCACAGTAATGATAACGTTGCCTGTAAGAGCGCCGGTGTATTTTTGAATAACGTTAGACGCTTCAGCAGCAGTCAGTGTGTACGTGCCTGTGACAACTGCTTTTGTAAGTTGTGTGAATGCAAACTGTGTAGACTTGCCTAAGCCAACGGTATAAAACGTTGTGCCTGTACAAACTATGATTGCTGAATCATTAGGCTGAAATGCAATGGTAGATGAACCATTGATCGTATTTCCACCTGATCCTGCAACAGTTAGCGTGCCTGTTCCTGCATTTCGCAAAAACATAAACCAGTTATTGCCAAGCGTTGATGCTGCAGTTAAAGTAAGCGTGCCTGCGCCGCCTGTCCATGCATACATTTGTGAACGATCAGAAGCAATTGCTGTATATGGCGAGCTAAATGTGCTGACCGGATGGCTTTGATTTAGTGTTGTTGTGATTGCCAACAACCCATAGCCTGCCAATGTTGTAGCGTCGGCAGTAGATGAGCCTACACCAAATGCAATGATGCCCCATGTACCTGTTGTCGTGGGATTGGCGGTTATGTAGATGTATTTTGCTTCACCTGCAGCAATCGTAATGATTGTGTTTGTACCTGCATAGTCTTTAACAGTGAATGAGTTGGCGCCTACGTTTCGAATAAGTACGTCATTGCCTACTGAAGTCTGATTAGCAGGCGGCATCCACATAGCCAAACTTGGCGATGTAGCAGTAACCTGCAAGATTCGAGCAACATAGTCATCTGTTGTAGTTCCGTTAATAGGCCATTCAAGTTGAACATCAGCCGAAAGCGTAACAGCTCTAAACGAAACATCTGTTGGCTGAATAACATCGCCAGTAAAAGGAGAAACGTAACTCATGAATCCACCGCTATGGCTTGACGATCAGCAATGCGAAGCTTATCTTCAGTGGTAAGCGTTGCAATAATGAGATCGTACTGTTGTTGAAAAAATGCAAGTCGCTGATCGTTCTTTAAGAACGGCATTGCTTGCAACAAAGACCCGTACAATAACGCTTGTGGCGCATAAATTGTGAACCAATTCGTTTGATTGCTAGAGTCGAGTGGCTGCGATCTGTCATAGTACAAAACTTCAAATGCGTATGCCGCATCTGGTGTAGGACCAACAAGCCAGTTTGTATAGTCATAGTCGCAAAAATACAAAGGCGTTCCTGTCAATGCAGGGTCAGGCCAATAGTTTCGAATGTACTCATATTTTCTAAGCAACACCGGATTTCGTTCACCGTTGACAGTGATGTTGAAAGACACTGTTTTGTGCCACCTTGCAGGCTTTTGAATTACATTTGTGCCTGCAATCATGTTGCTAGTGTTAACAGTAAGGTTGCCTAAAAACTTAATTTGGCTGGCAATTACTTGCTCAGCCAACATGATAAACAAGGGAATCTTGTCTATCGTGGCAGTATCAGTCCGCTCAAGATATGACTGAATATTCTCGACTAGACTAGTGTACGTCATCACTGATGCTGCGGTCATCGCCAATGGCTCCTTAGTGTCTAGTCATGCTTTCATTATAGGCTATGCGAATGATCTTGTACCAGTTTTGTCAATAATCAAAGCCATTTCGCGAGGTTCAGCTTCTTCGGTGTTTGGGATCGATACATGAGTCCATCGATCAAATTCACGAATTACTTGGTCGTATGGCAAGTTGGCTTCGATGATGGCTCTAACCACTTGATCAGGTGTCAGTCCTGGGACTCTGATGTCTGCGGCACAGCCTTTTCGGTGCTGGCTGGTTTCTTTCGACCCAACAGCTGTATTGACTGCTTGACTACGAAAAGCAGAGTTAACCATGATCGGCCGACCGTCAAGAACAGTCTTGACTGTTTCAAGGAATTCAGCCAGTCTTTTAAGGTTTGCAAGTTCAGTTTCATTTGGTTCGTTCTCCAAGTTACGGTGGTCTGTATGTGTAAGTTCTTCAAGCGTGAAGTGCTCAGATAGTTTCATTTAATAGCCTTTATCATTTCTTCAGTTTTAGACTTGCTTCCAGCAGAAGAGCCGCGGTGAAAGTTAAGAACAGTGCCACACATAGTGATCAGTGAGCCGATAGCCATGTATGCGATTTCTTTGTTTTCGGTAGGTACGCCTTTAAAAAACACAATCCAAGTCATAAAAATTGTGGCGCCCACAATGGCGAAGTCAAGCAAATAAGCAGCGTTCTTCGCGATCCAAGCTGCGTTAGTTGACTCTTGAATCTTGCTGTTCATATCTCGCGCATTGGCAGTGTTAGCTGCGTCCAACTTTGCGTATTCAATTTCTAACTCTTGAAGTTTTGCCGCCGCCGACGGGTCGCCAGCTATGGCTTTTGCAACTGCGTCAACACTGTCAGCCACGCCAAATTTGTCAGCCATGGCTTTGACTGCCATGCCGCCTAATGGACCGGCAACAACAGTTGCAAGACTAGGGGCTACGCTTTTCAGTAGATTTAGTAGACTGTCCATCATTCGCTTTCTGTTTGTTAATTAATCTTTGCACTTGCTCTTGCTGACGTTTAGTTTCTTGCTTGGCTTCCAGTATGTCCAAATACAGCATACCAAGAAGCGGTAGCAACAATACTACAAGAACACAAGCCGCTATCCATCCCACAACTAGTTCCCAATCCTGTACAAGAGGCCGAGGAGCAACCACATATATAGGAGGAATAGGATAGTCGCCAGCAGATATGCCTGCCTTTCCTTTAGAAGACGTTCCCCCTCTTTGCGTTGCCATGATTCATCATCCCGCTTCTTCCTTGCTTTGTCCTGCTCTACCTTGATGACATCCCGCATATCAAACACTTTGCTATACAAAGCCCCCATCTCTTTAGGGGCGCCGTACACCATTGCTTCCCTTATCTCCGTCTCCAACAATGCCATCTGGTCTTGAGCCATAACCCGTTTTAAGGCGGCTTCCATCAGGTTAGCATCAGGGTCGTAGACTGTTTTGCTCTTTTCTTCCGCTTCTCTTATGTGTTCAGCAAGCTGTTCTTGTAGCTTAAAAAACTGAGACAGTTGAGTAACGATGTCCGACATGACTTGAGTTTCATCAACTGCAACATAAGTTTCTTTCTTTTTAGACACTGACTTTGGCGCATCTGGTGCTGCACCAAACAACTTTTGCCAAAAGCTTCTGACTTGTTTTGCATCTGAAACGACCTCATCAACAGTCTTTTTGATCTCCATGAAAGACGTCTTAGCGTCTTTGTATAGCTTGCATCCTTGTTTGATCGCTGCAACGCAAGCATTAGCGGCAAACAGGATGCTAAGCGGGTCAATGATTACTCCGCAGGCGACTCAGAAGTGGTTTTGATTTTGTTCATTACCAAGGCACTCCTGATCTTGTTACTGGATTCTTCTGTGCGGTAATCTGAGAAGTCAGTGAAGCCTCGATTACTTCCTCACCTAGCTTGTCTTTAACCCACCCAACCACTTGAGTCTTGGTCAAAGATTCGTAAGGGGTTGTGGGCGTACCAACTTCAAAGTCAACAGTGCCGTAGGCGTATGCAGAGATTTCACCATCTACTTTTGTGATGTTGTAATGCACTGTCGTTACAAAGCCATCAGAAGTGTTGTGAACCATGTCTACTATAGACCATTCAGTTAAATTTGGCATTTTAAGTTTTCTTTTTTAAGTTGTTCCATCAACTTCCTCAGCCTTTAGCTTTTCTCGAGTAGGAAAATCGACCTTACTTAAATCCATTGCTTCTTTATGCTGTCTTTGGAATTCAGCGATTAAACCAAAAACTTCCTCATACGGTCTTTTACCTAAATAACCTAGCAACTGGTTTGCAAGATCTAAAGTAAGGGTTACCGAGTTGGGGTTCATAGACATACTCCTTTGGTGGTTGAAAAAACTTTATTTTATATGTTTACGGCGTTCATTTCTACAACTTCAATATAGCCAAGCCAGCGTATGGTAGTTGTAAGTTGACCCGTACAAGTTATTAGTGGTCCGCCGTTGTTACCAAGTGTTGTGTTAGCGGATACAGCAACTGACCAGCCAGTTGTTCCTGCATCCCCGTACAATTGAGTGTTGGTTACTGCGGTGGTGACTACAGACGCTACGCCTACTAGTCTGTAACTGTAAAACTCTAAAAGCCAAGCCGCCGTATCGCCTATCGTACTGGACCCTGCTTGTTCCACAGTCGCGATGATACGCAACCGTACATACATGCTATCATAGTCAGAACTATAAAAAACCACTATGTTAGAAGTTCCTGGCACTGATCCTGCAGCTGCACCATTTGTTGTCATAGGGACGGCGGTGTTTGTGGTTGAACGCGCCCATAGCACTTGACGTTTACCTATGAGCCCATTAGCTGCGCCTCCTGTCGGTCCTTCATTACCCATAAGGTGACAATACGCTGAGGTTCCTGAAAGTGTTTGGCCAGGACCGACAATATTGTATGCGCCGTGGTTTGTTTGAAAAGAGTCAGTAGTTGGGCTAAAGCACGCTATATATGCTTTAAACCCACTAGTGCTACTGTCGCCTGACATCGACCTACAACCTACCCATAGCGAAGGGTCGTTACCGCTGCTTCCGTTAACAATCATACCAGAACCAGCCAAAACAACAGACCTAGAGCTACCAACACTAGAAGTAGAAGTCCCTATTAAACCAGAATAATTTCCAGCTGCTACTTGTGATGCGGCAGTTCTTGTAGTTTGAAAATCTATACTGTTTGTTCCTCTTGCATTGCCTCCAGTAGTTGTTCCATCTGGAACCTGCACCATAAGAAAAGGCGCGTTGCCGGTTCTTCTAGCTATGGCAAAATCTTGATTAACTGTACCACTTACAGCATATATAGCTGTTACATAATTTGTAGCATTTGTGCCTGTGTTTGCTATCCCAGTTGAAAAAGCACCTGTTCCGAGTGTATTAAAATTTAAGCCACCTGTTGGTCCTGTAGACAGCGCCGCACCGCTAATCGATGCAAAGCTAGGAAGTGTAAGTGTGTAGTTTCCGGCAGAAGCCGGAGGCTTTAATGAAAACGTCCCTAAACCTGTACTATCTAAGTTTATTGCCATTTTACTTTGCCCCTACTTTTATAAAGTTAAACTGACAATTCCAGTTTACTGTATCAGAAGCCCCACCTGTCACTGTTACTGATATAACCCCGCTGGTTATTGTGATAGCCACGGCATATGCGGATATTGCAGTGTCTCCGTGTAAAGCCGTTACAGTTGGTGTTCCAACAAATGCATAAGATGCCGCACTAAACCCTTTTGCGCACCCTGAAAACTCCCAAGCCTTGGCTGACCCTGACGTGCTGCTAGAAGCGCAAACAACTGTTCCCCAAAATTGATAGGCTGCTTGAGTTTGTGCCGTGTCTGCCACCAAACTAAGACCTAAACTAGTATTCTCTTTTGCATACAAACCTGTAGGCGTTGCATTTGTAGTTTGGCCTACAAGATGTACAAACGAGTACCGAGTTGGGTTCCCTAAGTAACTAGGGGCGTCGTAACCATAACCTCCAATAGCGTGCTCATAGTCAAAAGCAGTTCTAGTATGTTCTCCCGCTATTGCTGTTTGACCTGTGCCATTAAGTCGAACAGCGCCTGAGCTTGCAAGAAGTACAGCCCCTACGTTATACCCATCATCATTAGACGGAGCATTTACCCCTATGTAGCTAGGTATAGTAATACCTCGGTTTCCGACCAATAGCCCTACATTGTAGTTTTGCCCGTAAGACGTGTAAAAGCTAGTAATCGCGGTGTGCCCTTTGGTTTCTGCTACTGAAAAGTTTGTGCCTCCACCGATAAAAACAGAATTATTGCCACTTATAGTAGAGTTCCCGACGACAATGTCGTCAAGTTTTAAATTAAATGAGCCTGTACCTTTTGCTGTTGCAGGTATGTAGCCATATATATTTCCAGCGCCTCCAGGAATTAAAGCAATGTGCTGGTCTGTGCTAGCACCTGTAGCGCTTACGGTCAGAGCGTCTATGTGAATTGTTGCGTTTGTTCCTGTTGTGTTAATTGTGCCAGTTAATCCGCTAGTGGCAGCTGCAGGAATAGCTCCCCAGCTTAAAACACCTGCAGCGCTTGTTATAAGCGTTTGACCAATGGTACCGTCTGATGTTGGAAAAGTTAACGTCGAACCTCCAGTGCTGGGGGCTGCTAAAGTAACGCTAAAATTATTGCTGTTGTCAAACTGTATAGCCATTTTAAAACGTAGCCTTTAAGTCTAAAGTGTTCATAAAACAGTTGTACCTCACCACAGCAGCGTTTGCCCTAGCTTGCAAAACGCCTGTTTGAGTAGTTGTGTTAGCCGCCCATTGGACATTAAAGTTTGTTACTGTTCCAGCAGTTCCTTTAGCAGTTACAGAGTTACCGACTAAAACTATATTACCTGCAGTTGCTCTTTTAAATAAAGCTGACACGTTCCAGTTTGCTATCCCAAAAGTGGTTGTTTTAAACCCTGTCACCGTACCAGTACATAGCATAACGTACCCTGCAGGTAAATTTGTAGTATTAACCGATGAAGCTGTAGCTGCGCTTGCTGGAGTAAGAACTAGGTCTACATAAGTCGCTGATGTAGGGTTTCCGCTTAATACTTGTAACCTCGTCTGTGTTTGTCCTCTCGGTGTAGATAAGCCAAAATTATTACCGCTATACACCGCTGTAAACCCTGAGTTTCCGTGGTTAGTGCCGCCTCTACCCCCAAAAATAAGTACAGATTTTTCAGCAGTGTCAATGTAGTTATCTCTTCCTCCAAGTATTGCTGAGCAAGGAAAACTAGGCGAGCCTGTAATCTGATTTGAATAACCGCCGCCTATAAAACTACTAGCGACAAGACTATCTATGGTGTTAAAGTAACCGCCTGCTATCACACATTCCGTGTTAAATCCTGATATCGAATTTCCATAGCCGCCTAAAATAGCAGACCTTGCGCAGTTAGAACCAACAACCTGAGTGGCTGCTGATCTTTGCCCTGCAAACTGTAAATCAACACTTTTAGTGCCTCTTGCATTGCCTCCAGTAGTTGTTCCGTCTGGTATGCAAGCTAAAAGACTTCCAGACCCTCTAGGTACAATCGCAAACCCTACTTCTGTGCTTACAGCGGTTGGTGTAAGAGAGCTTACGTTAACAGTGGCATTTGGCGATGATGTGTTCAGCGCAGAAGTAAAACCTGTTATCGTAGTTGCTGCACCACCAGAGGTGTAACCTAGCACGCCTGCCCCGTTTGTCGTTAAATACTGACCTGTTGTGCCGAAAGCAGGAGGAAAAGTCAACGACCAGGTGCCAGATGCTGGAGACGCTAAAGTTATGCTTCCTGTGTTAGTGTTGTCAAATTGGATAGCCATGTTATGCCGCAATCGCTTCAGTTACAACTACTGTGCAAGTCCATCGAATGTTTGTCGATGCTTGTCCAACTACGCTGATTGCTAAAGCGCCGTATGTTGTGTCAGCCGTAGCTAATGCTGTCCATGTAGAAGCACCTGCATCTGCTGCATCTACGTTAACTGCGGGAGTTCCTACGAGGGCTGTAGTTCCTAGACCTGCTCCTCGCTTTATAGCACCTGTAATGGTAAAAGCCTTCAAGTTACTGCCTGACGTTTTAACCGTACCTATGACGGTTGCTGTAAAGCTAAGAGCTAAAGCGTCAACTAAAACCAGTTGGTTTGCTGCACTGGCAGCAGCACCATCTGCAGTGAGTTTAGTTGAAGTTGCATTTGTAGTTTCACACATCAAAACCATCATTCGATTTTGATTAGAGCCGCTTGATGTGGAGCCGTTTGAGCCGTAAACGATTGTGCCTTGCACGCCTCGGTCAGTGCCTTGGTTACCCCCAATAGCTGCAGAGCTGCCTCCTGTTAAGCTGTTGTTTGTTCCACCTAAAACTGCGGATCTAGTGGCGCCTGCAGTATTAGTGTTACCGCCGATAACTGAAGAGTCTTGCGCGCTCGCGGTGTTATTACCGCCGCCTAGAAGTGATGCGCCTTGCGATGAAGCAACTTGTGCTGCTGTAGTTCTTTGTAGTTGAAGATCCACAGATGAAGCGCCGCGAATATTACCTCCTGTGGCGGTGCTATCCGGTATGGCGCCTGTGATACCGCCCGTGCTTTTTGGTACAAGGGCTATGTACTGTATTGCCGTACCGCCGCTGGCTATGAGCGAGCTGACGTTGTTGGTAGCGTTTGGAGCTGCAACATTTAGCGCAGATGTAAGACCAGTCAGCCCTGCGGCGGCAGTGGCCCACGAGGGGTTGGCGGCGGCACCGCCAGTTGTGAGCACTTGCCCGCTTGTACCTGTTGGCAACGCCACCCAAGTTGTAGCGTTACGGTACAGGATTTGACCTTGGGTTGAGGCGGTGAGAGCGTTGTCAATCAGCGAGGACAGCCCCTGCCATGACGGCAAAGTACCCGCCGAATTTACTGCGTTGATTTGATACGCAGTACCGATTGGAAGTTTAGACAACGCACTACCAGTGATGTAGTACAGCGTATCGCCTGCTGTAAAGGTGTTTTCGCCTGTTCCCCCATTAGTAGTAGCTAACGCACCTGTGACTACAACAGCGCCTGTCGTTGCTGTGTTTGGTGATAAACCAGTTGTACCAAATGATATGCTTGTAACTCCAGTTGCTGCAGCCGCCCAAGTGGGGTTACCTCCTGTGGTAGCCGTTAACACTTGACCTGTTGTGCCTGCAGCGGT